CATAGAGATCAATCATTTCATCTTCCATAAACAAATAGTTTGTGTTCAAATTTAGTATTACATATTGTGGGCAGTTTGGCAACTATCCAACGGGCGGTTGATTTGGTAACTCAGCGGGCATAGCGTCCATATCAAATTTGCTCGCTGACTTTTGATATTCTTTATCGCCCTCTAGTTTGTTTATCTTTATCATAAGTGCTTTAATGTCATCTTGCTGTTTGAGTAAAGCAGCATGAACCATTGACTCTATTGTAGTTAATCTTTCATCAAGGTTGCCAATAGTTCGCATCGCTGCCTGCAACTGTTTTTTTAGTCTATCAACTTGGTTTAACTTAACCTTAGTTAATGCCTCTGTATCTGACGTTAATGAATCGTAACCCATAATTTATTCTTTTTAATTATTTAGATGATGTATTAAGACTATCTCATATAGAGATAACCACCCGCCCAATCACAAATGGCATACATTCTTGCTCTCTGTGTTTCATCACGCATATCAAATCTAACGTGTTTAGCGGGTTGTTTCCACCCTGCTGGTTTATAGACTTCGCCTGTTTCTCTATCAACAAAGGCATGAACACTTATATCTTCGCCAAATTGTGGATTTGGTTGTTTCCAACCCATACAGATTTTATAAAACTTTCTACCTTTTTTGATAAAAAATCTGATCCTGTCATCTTCCTCTGTTTCAATTTTTCTCACTCTCTCTTGTAAATATTCATCTGTGCCATTTATTTTCTGATTATGAATGGCAGAGCGTAAAGAATGATCTCTATACTGTTGTTCAAGAGTGCGACACAATTTCTCCGTCCATTGTAGCACCTTTACTTTGTTTTCTGCTTCGATTAGTGTTGTCATTGTGTTTTGATAATTGTGTTTGAATAAAAAAAATGTAAGAGCAGAGGAACAAACACAAACCCTCTCTCTTACATTCTTAATTTACTATGAAATGAATTATTTGGCAACCCCCTTTTTGGAATAAGGAAATAATTGTATATCCTTAGTTCCGAACCTACCTATCGCCTCCAACTTAGCATCACTACCAAAATTTGATAGACTCTCAAAATATGTAGAGTATAATCTGTTATTTTGTTTGATAACAGCACGCCAAGTTGCCATGATTTAAAATAGATAGGGTGTCAGGAAACAAAATCCAGTTGCCGCTTTGCTCTTAACAGACTCTTGCGAGTGGTCGTGAACCGCAGGGATAGATTTGTTTCCTATACTATGTATTATAGTGTATTAGTTTTCCCTTGGCAACCCCTCTTTATTATCAAATGCCTCAAGTCTTTCATTCGGACTCAAATTCACACATCGCCAACCATAATCCCCATTGGTAACTATAGTAGGCATCATATTCATAGACAGGGTGATTCTATTTTCACCATTATTTGTTTCATAACCATGTGTAACCTGAGAAGGAAATATTAGTAACTCGCCCTCTTTTGCCATAACTTGATTGACTTGATTATAGTCTGTGTCTTTATTTCTGAGAATATTAAGGGCAGGCATATTAGGTACAAATTGATGTTCCTCTCTTACAAAATGTGTAGGCACATGATCTTTCTCTAAATCAAAATTGACATAATATATGGCGGATAGGTAAGAGTTGCCGTGGAAATGTGGATATTGGAAACCTTTTTTGTCTGCCACATTTATCCAACTATCTGTAACTTGTACTGTTTCTTGTATATAATCGCCCTTGACTTCCTTGGCATACAATTCTGCCTGTTGTTCACACCAATTTCTAAATCTGCCGTATCTTTCATCATTATGTAATACTGAATAGTGACCAATATGCCTTAAATCTTTTGAACCAGTATTATATGAGAGGGTGCTAAGTCCTCTCTCTTCTATCTCTTCTGTAACTGCCTCCTTTACTTTACTATGAAAGGGGCAAGGTATGATCGCCACTGGCGTAGGTAGCACGTTAATAACTTCCATATTATAAATCGGGATTATCCCATAGTTGCCCTGATCTAAAGGTAGTCATGGCAGTGTGTCTTTCATCTTTAGTTAATGGTATAACTTCAAAGGAATTAATATATCTAGGCATTAAATTACTGGATATAGTAATTCTATTGTCTGTGTAATTAGTTCTATAACCATGAACACAATTAGATGGCCATAGTAACAACGAACCCTCTAGTCCTACCACTTCATTAACATCATTATACTTCGTATGTTTATGATTAGTCAACATATATGAATAATAATCAGGATATTTCTGACTATTATTCGGACGATAAAAATAAGTTGGCGAGTGTGACGAATCATCAAAGTTGACATAATATAAGGCACACACAACAGAATTAATATGGAAATGTGGTAGTTGTTTGCCACCAGAATTACATACATTTACCCAACTATCAGTCAATATAAACTCTGAAGTATCATAACCCAATATGTCCTTAGCATATATCTCTGCCTGTAGTTCTATCCACTCTCTAAATTCTTTATACTTATCATTTGATAACGGCGAATAATAATCTAAATGTTCAAGTGATTTGGTGACAGCATCTATTTTCTTATGTTCGTATTCATCACCATGACTTTCGATTTCATTAATCAATAACGACTTAACTTCCTCATGTTCTGGGTACATTACCACACCTAATTGTACTGGCAACACATCAGTCACTCTCATGTCCTTTCCCCCATACAGACTCTACAAATCTAGGGTCTAACGATTCTTGTGGGCAGGAGGCAGTATTAAAACTTACTGTCCATCTATCATGTTCAGTATTATTTGTTCTACTGCCATGTTCTAACCACGAAGGAAATAGGTATAGATGTTTTTCTTTAATAGGTACATCATAAAAATACATTCCATAGGGTGTCTCTCTCACATTATGAACACACATCATGTATGGTTGTAGAGGCGACACCACGAAAAACTTACCAAAATCTCCCTCTGGTAAATCAAGATAAAATGCCCCACTTATCACACTTGATTCATGTCTGTGTCTCTCTGTTCTACCACCTTTGGGCAAAATATTAAACCATGATCCACTGATTACTACAGGCCAATTGCCTATTTTCTCCGAGAAATGATTACAACACTCTTGAAATGCAATCAACATTGGTTGAGATCCCTTGTCTCGCAGTGGATCCCACCCTCCATGAGAACTCACGCCATTCACTGCTAAAGAATGTTCGTGACTTTTGCCATTAGTTTTCACATGATGTATGAACTCATCTACACCAGGCGCACCTGTGAGATCATATTCTTCTAATAATGTAGGAAATAAATCCATATTAGCACCACTTTGAATAATCTATGTTGAGAACAACTCTCAGGCCAGCATCAGTACAGGAAGTTCCAGCATGAAGTAAATCTCCTGAGAATATTACTGCTCTATTCTCTTTTGATACCACCTTTTGTCCGTCCTCAAAGTATGTATATCCGTTGTTATCATTGAAATATATCACACAAATATGATAGTTAGGCACGTTCTCAAAAGGCGGTTCTGGACTGTCACTTGGCCCAGTAATGTCAACGTGTAATGGTTTCTCTTTTATTTCTGTTGTCCTTGATGTTGCATTGAACTTAACTCTATTGATTCCTATAGGATTAAGTGTAGCGAACACTGGTTTAACTCTCTCAAATATATCACTAATTGGCACACAATTAGAATAACACATATGAGAAAATTGGGGGCAGTTGTCTCCCTCTTTTACTGAGTTAGCAGTATAATACCAAGGCATACGCCCACTAAAGACATAATCTCTAATGGGCGTGAATACCTCAGTTGGCAAGAAGTTGTCATAAACTTCTATGTTCATGTGTTACCAGTATGAATGTCATCTGTGGTGCATGGCATAATACTAATATCAATATTGATATTCTCTGCTGTGGTATCTCTAGCGATCTTTAACCACTTGGGAGCCATTTTCTCTTCCCAATTTTCTTTATCAGTAGGAGTTGAATGGTAAATCCACATTTTGCAGTTTTTTACTGGCGGTTCTCCCAATAGTTTTGCAACTTCGTTTGCGTCATAGATTTCCTCCAAAGCTCTATCATATCTAAAGTAAGCAGATGAACATTTAAGAGAGCACCAACCCTCTTTATCTTCAAACTTTTTGATAGCTTTCTCTATAGTTTTATTATGTGGGGAGGCAAGATAGTTAATCCATATTTGACCATTCTCTTTTCCTTCCTCTTTTTTGATAATGTTATTGACCTTATCTTTAACCCTTTTGATAGTTCCTTTGTACCATGATCCAGTAAAACCTATCGCCTTTAAAACCTCAAGGTTTGATTCAGAATCTATTGGAATACCCTGTTCATTATAGTTATCAAGTACAAACTTGATGGCAGTAGCCTCATCAGTTTCTTTTCTTCTAACTTTTGATCTTGGGTTACGAAGGTTACAGAAAGTGCTTAATTCTGCATCTGAAATTTCCTTATTAATCCAAAAAGGTATTCTTATCACACCAATCATATGACAATGCTTTGAAAGATCAGCAGCATTTACTGAGTGGTTTCCGTCAACTCTCAAGTCTCTACCACCCTCAGCACGACCCTCAAAGACGAGAGATATTACTCCTTGTCCTTTGCCAAAACAATTTGTGGTATCTCCCTTAGCAAGGTCGATTGCCTCTTTTATTTCTTTTTGATGTTTGTCATCATGTTGAAACCTTACTTGGTATCCTTTCATTGCAACTTGCGATGCAACACTTTCCATTTTTGTTTCAAACTTTCCATCTTCAATATCTTTGATTAAGGCCTTAATCTTCTCTAGGTCTATGTCAGCATATTGTTGAGTACCATTAGTTTTATTATACCACTCTGGATTGTTCTTTGCATCAACACTACTTAAAAGTATATTCTCTCTTTGTCGCATTTCTTTCTTACTACCGTAAGCAAGAATATCAATCCTAAATTCTTCGTCTGGACTAGCAAATGCTAGATTAAATTCTTCATTTGTTGATGAATGTTCGTAACCATCTAGTACAGAACCAGTATGATAACCAGCATACTTCATGTTATTGGACTTTTGTGTCCACTGGTACAAATATGAATTGTACTCATTTGGCGCCATAGCAATGGAGCCTTCTACTATGTTAGGCATAAGATTAATTGTAATAACATCATCTAATCCCACTTAAAAAAGCAAAGATTATTTGAATTAACTTTTTATATAGTATGTCAGTTTTTTTAGTTTGTCAACCCCCCTCTTTTTTCTTAACATTTAGTAATATTAATCCACAAATAGATTGCCACATTTAGGGCAACAATGAACTTCTTTGTCCTTATACATTTGTTTATATTCTCTGGGATTA